ATAGGAAAAGTAGAGTACAAGGATAATGTTGGTGCAAGAGGTCCGTTATTAGGAATCATGGATTTGTTTTATAAAATCGTTGTATTCGCTGGATTTACATGGGATGACGTAGTACGGATGTATAAGGAAAAGAATGAAGAGAATTTCAATCGATTAGCGGTTGGATATTAATAAAAAAACGGCTAGGATTTCTCCTAGCCCAAGCACAATTAATAGTCGTATAAGAGAGATAGTTCATAGGGAACGATTATGGCTAATCGCACTTTGATTATATAACGATTGCAAAATGAAAGGTGAGAATCACAGCAATCTTAACAGTTATTTTACGTGTCATTTATATATTTTAAGTTTTTGATAAATGTTCAAATTTGAATTTTATAAGAAAGAGGGATGGAAAATGAAACAATGTACACATGAAAACAATGAAACTATTGAGATTAAAGGGACAGATGAAGCAATTGTAATTTGTCATGATTGTGGATGCGAGATTTAAGCCAAAGCGTTAATTTAATTCTTTTTACCGAAAAAACGGCTTATCAGATTAAGAAAAAACTAAGTTGTTTTTCTTCCCTAATATATTTGGTCGTGTAGATGGTAAAACGTCTTAGAAACGAAAATAAGTATGTTTTATGAGATTTAGGGTTTCTTAGTAGAAATTAGGAGTGGTAAAGTGACTTATTTACAACAAATAAATGAAATAGCACATAAATTGCCTTTACGAGTACTGATAGATATCCATAACCGTATAAGAGATTGGTTAGCAAGTGGTGGAGATGAAAACGATGAATATATTGGTCAACAATTACGATTTGCTAAAAACTATTTGAATGTACATGGTGATAGTAATGAATAATCATAAGAAAAAGAAATTAAAGAAACGTCTTGCTAAACGTGCAAAATCCGTTGATAAATATCAAACTAATAAAGCATGGAGAAACATCTTTGTAAAAGCTGGTATTGTGAATTAGATTGTGGAAGGACCCAAGAAAGTAGGTGAATCATCATTTGTTTGACTGGCTGAAAGACTATCAGAAATTAGAAGAACGAATCGCATACTTAGATTACAACTTAGACAAAACAAAAATTGAATTAAAACGCTGGATCAGTGGTGATTTGCGAGAGGTACGTTTAACTGCTGAATCAGAAGGTGCAAAGGTAGAAGAACGTATTGAAGCAATTGAATATGAGTTAGCTTATAAAATGAACGATATGTATAAATTGAAAAAGTTAATTCGTACATTTAAAGGATTAGAACATAGAATTGCATATTTCAAGTATGTGGAAGGCATGACATTGGAGAAGGTTGCTGAACATCTAAATTACAGTCCGCAATATATTTACAACAAACATGCTGAAATGAGAGGGAAGGTTGAGTACTCAAATAGAACTTAACATTTACTTAAGGTAAGTTCTCATTATACAAACCATTGAAAATATGAATTATAGTAATAACATAAGAAATTGACGAAAGGGCAACTGATGCATGGTTGCTCTTTTATTATGTGAAATATTTGAAGGATATCCTTTCTTTTTGTCGAATCTGTGATTTGAAAAGGAGGAGATATTTAATGGATAATGAAAAGAAATATGAAATTGAACTAGTAACAGAACAAGGTACATATGGAGATGAAGTAACTTTTGATATATTACAACTGATGTTAAAAGCTCACCTTGTAACAATTAGGACTGGAACTGTTGAAGTTAGAGAAATTGAAGTCAATGAACAGGGTAAAGTTAAATTTCACGGTAATAAAAGATAATGTACATTAAGCATTCCTTATGGAGTGCTTTTTATTATGCAAAGAAAAAAGCCCTATTAGGGCTAAATGATTTTCTTCATACCACATTGACGGCATTCTCTTAGGAAGATGAAATTTTTAATGGAACTCTTGAATGCGGTACTGTCACAATTATCACAACGACCGCTAATTTTGTCAGGGTGCTCTGTATATTTGTATATCTTGCTTAGGTCGTACTTTTGTTCAGGCTGTTTATTTTCCATTCGTTTCACCTACAATCTGAATTAAGATAGCTTAAATATAATAACACGAAGCGTTCATATATTGGATGCTTTTTATTATGCAAAAATTACATAGGTGGTGTTTAGTAAATGATTACTGAAATTAGAAAAACAATATCAGGTACAGAGTATTGGGATAACGAAAAGAAGAAGAGCCTGTTTGTACCAACTGGTGAAGAACCAGGATTCGAAGTAACTGTTAATCCTGAGAGTATGATTCTGGGTGTGGACTTATCAAGTAAACCAGATACTACAGTAATGACGATACCTTTTAATGATATGACAGTGAAACAGTTACGTGAGTATGCTGATGAGTTAGGTATTGATATTCCAGCTGATGTTAAAAAGAAAGAAGACATCATTGAATTACTATCATGAAGTACTGTGACTTTAACGGCTGCCATAGCAAGATAAGTAAAGGACGTTACTGTGAAGAACATAAGCGTAACAAACCAAGGAAGAAGAAAGACAAGAAGAACATCTACCATCATGAGAACAAACCATTTTATAGAACGGACGAATGGAAGTTTGTCAGATCTCAAGTTTACGAACGAGAGAAAGGATACTGTCAACGATGTGGAAGGTTCGTCTTTGGTCGAAGTGCTCATGTTCATCACATCATATCAATTAAAGAAGATGAAACACTTAAATTAGACTTAAACAACTTAATGTTGTTATGTCCGAAGTGTCATACGATTGTTGAAAATGAAGACAAACCAAAAAAAGTTTTTCCAAGTTATTTTGGAAGCCCCCCTATCAAAAATTAA